ATATGAATGAACCTCATGAGGTGAGAATGCTGTTCTTATAGAGGAACTGATTTATTATTCAATTAACGCTTGTCTGACCTAACTATTGAAGTACACTGACAACCGGCAGTCTGATACAATCTAAATTCCGTGCCCCCTTTAGGGGGCCAGGCGCGCTGCTGAGGCGACAGAAGAGCGAGCGTAGCGAGCGAGTCGCCTCAGGTCGCGCCGCGGGGGAAGTGATTTCTCCAATTAACAGGGTCCTGAGAGGGGTAGGGAACCCGGAGGGTTCCTGGCCCCCTCTAGTATTACCAGGACCCTGAAACCCGACCAACCAGCTTTGGTCGGGTGTTTGAGAATGCCTCATTCTCGATTTTGCCATCTAGGGCACAAGCACTATATGGCGTATTATACTCGACGCGCTTCTAGGCGTGTATACCGCCGCCCTGCGCGTCGTCCTACTGTGTCGATGTACGGGCGATTCAGTCGCGCGAAGCGACGTCGTGCCCCGGTGCGACGAAAGCGAGCCGCACCTCGTCGATCCGCCGCTGGATCAAGAGCTTGCGCTTGCCCAAGCGAGATTTCAGCGGGAGATCGCTGGTCGTTGGCTCAATTGAATCCGTTTAATCCTCGCGCTTTCGGCGGGAAGATTCCGGATTCTAATACCGTGCCCTCATGTGCTGTCGCCTTGAATGATTTGGTTTCGTTGCCTCTTACGGTTGCAACGAACGTTAATTGTTGGGCATTTCTTCCACGTGTTCAGCGTGGGAGAACAATTCAAGCGACTGAGGGCGCGGCTTCTTGGACATGGGCTGCGGCTTATGGTGGCAATACTTCGTTTTCGAAGGCCACTGATTATACCGCGGCTTATGAACTGGATCGTCCCGTTGCTCATGGTGTCCGTATTAGCAGCTCTGTACCGCCAACGACGGCACAGGGATTTGTTCATATTGCAATTGCGTATGAATCGTTTGCTAATAACGGCGCTACTACATGGCCTTTTCCGACGACTATTGCAGGTCTTGCGAACTATCAGTTTTATAAGCGAGTTACACTTGCTTCTCTGACGCAGACCCCTATTGTCGTCGTGAATAAGTACATGGACGAAACTGCGTTTCGTTATAGTGATTGTTCTGATGTCACTGGTAGCGGCGGTGCTGCTACTGGTACACTTCAGACATTTCACACCTTCTTTAGCTGGGGAGCTATCCTTATTGCTGTCGAAGGCGTCAATTCTTTGTCGCCGATTAATGCCGAGGTTTTGCTTCATACGGAGGCTATCCCAAAGAGTACCGGCGCTGTTAGCGGTACGCCCGCGGCAGTCGCTAACGGTAACTTAATGGGTGCAACCAGTTATATGGTTGCGAATACCGGTGAAAGTTTCAACGGTCAAGAACAAGACAGTTATATGGCCCGTGGCGCCCAAGCTTTTCAAACTGGGTTGGAGCAGGCAGGTAACTATGCTCGTACTGAACTAAACCGGCGAGCTCGAAACTACGCACAGGATTTGTTTGCAAATATCGTGGGTGGTTTCGTCGGTGCTGGTGCAGCTGGTATAGGTGGTGTTAACAACGACCCTAATCGTCTTGCTTTGCAAAATTAGGGAGGTGTTAACCCATCTGTGAAAGTACCAGTTGTACAAGCAATTCAGAATGAAATTGCGCCACCAGCTGCTGCTCCTATTCTACCTCCTAAACCAACGTCCACAGTACTTCCTCTTTCAAGCGTGCTTCCTTCACAACCAACACCTACTCAATCTACGATAGAAACAAGACCACCTCCTAATCCTACAGTTACATCGAATCCTCCAAAAAAGTCATTTGATACATATCCGAAGGATTATCCTGATAAGAGTGAATGTCCTTGGTATGAACCTGCTGGTAGTGGTTGGTACAAGACAAAATACGTGTATGATAGGTGTACTGGCACGCATTTGCGTGCTGAGGTTATGAAATCCGTTCCAGGCACTATGCACCCTGCTGGTGCCTGGGCCAAAGAATTAGCTCGTCGCCGTGAGGCGTGGGAAGATGAATATCGTGCTGGTCTGGGTAGGGATGAGCTATAGAATGTACGCGAGTTAAAAATATAAGATCGCTCGTTCACGAGCGATCAAACGTAGATTAATGCATTAGAATTCCTCCGATTCAGTATCGCTAAGTGCTTCTTCAGTTGTGAGATCGATGATCTCGTTTCCACCGACGACCGCCGTGAGCCTACGCCCAAACGCTTCGCGGCGGTCCTCTGGGATCACCCCAAGCATCTCCAATGCAAGGGCGATCAGTCGCTGGTTGTCCATTTGCTCATTGTGGAGCCTGTCGGTGAGGATATCGATCTCGAACGCCTGACGGTGAGTCGTCTCGAAGAACCGAGTGGCGCGACCTTGAACTTCATCGTGTGCGTCACGCCACGCGTTGACGGACTCGCTGAGGTCGGCAACTTTGTCGGTCGCCCAGTTCAACATCACATGCGTGAGCTCATCGGAACGCTTCGCCTTGGGAACAGTTTGCGTCGAACTCTCCACCGATGTGGTACGCTGCTTCTTCTGAGCTGGTTCCATTGTTGATCGTGTTCTTGTGGGGTAGGCGGTAGATAGGATAATGAATATGAACCCAGAAGGAGAATCTTTGTACGGTTTTAAACACATCCATGGAAAGTTTTTTAAAATCTTACTTATTTGCTAGGGACCCACTAAGCAATGAGCGTAGCCATGTGTGTAGGGACAAATACGGAAGATTTTACAGAACTTTCCATGGATGTGTTTAAAACGGTATAAATGTTCTCCTGGCGGGTTCACTTCATTATCCTATCTACCGCCTACCCCACAAGATACCATCAACAAGGACCAACTCAGAAGCAACGCGCGTTACCACAACGGTGGAGAATTCGACCCAAACTGATCCCAAGGCAAAGCGTATCCGATGGCCACGCTGTGATTTGGACTGGCGATCGCAATGTTGGCCATCTCAGTGAGTTCGTCGGCGGGTGGCGTCGACCACGTGATGGAGTCAAGGTTCGCCAACTCGGTTTCTTCGAGCGACTCAACCGTTGGAGCGTTTGAGCTCGACTCCTCATCCGCAGGCTCTGCATGGGCAAAGTGGAAACTTGCGGCTGATGCCTTTGCTTTGGAGATGTCTTGGGGGAACCTGAGGACCGTGAAGCGACGTTTGAGCGGGCTCGCGTCGCGGTTGTCGGGGAAACAGTCGTCGATTTCATAGTTGGAGAGCACGACGATCTTAATCGGGCGAATTTTTTGCAGTGATCCACCTTTGATCTGCCCCGTGAACGGATAGCGATCTGCCCATATTTTTAAGAACGAGCCAGTGCATTCGTTCTTTGGGCTCCATTCTTCAATGGCCACCACGTTTTGGTGTGTGTAACCACACCACCATTTGTTTGTGTCTTTCTGGAAGTGGTCGGGATAACATTCCCAGAGCGTTTTAGACTTGCCGGTTCCGGTGGGCCCGATCCACCATTCGTGCAGTAATTCTCCGTCGAGTACTTGAGTTTTTGGGCGTTGTAAGCTTTCAAGCCGATGGGAAAGTTGGACCCACACCTTGGGATAGTTGGACTTGATCCAATCGTGCTTTCCTTGTTCTGCCTTTTCCAGTATGGTTGCCCATGCGATTTTGGATCCCTCTTGTTTTGATACTGGAATTTCTCCGAACTCTTCGTAGTTGTCTTCTTTGCTGCAGTATTCTTTGTTTTGGATAGCGCTTCCTTTCGCCACTTCAATGTGTGCCCGAGGCACGGCCTTTTTGATTCTTGCTGGAGCCGTGCTTCGTTTGAAGTGAATATAGACTTGCAAGTGTGGTGTTCCATTTTCGCCGATTTCCTTTCCGATAATGAGATACTTGTAGTCGAGCGCTTTGAGTGCGTCGTATTCTTCTTCTGACCAGTTGTTTACTGTGACACAGTAAGCAATCTTGCGGACCGGTGAGCGACCCATAGCAAATTGCGGAGTGAGAGATTTGCTTGGTTGTCGGTTCGAAAAACCTATAATGAGGTGAGAATATGAATGAACCTCATGAGGTGAGAATGCTGTTCTTATAGAGGAACTGATTTATTATTCAATTAACGCTTGTCTGACCTAACTATTGAAGTACACTGACAACCGGCAGTCTGATACAATC